CAATCATTTGCCTGCCTCATGTTAAAAGGGACGATCATCATAGATACCATCCATAATAGGTTTAGTATCTTCATCTTCTCTTGTGATTTTCTTCTTCTTAAAACTAGACTTACCTGCTTGCTCTTCTTCACCAGAGTCTACAATAATCTCCATACCATTTTCAGGTCCAATAGTTAGTGTACTCCAGTTAGTTTTAGATGTAAAGTTAATCTTAGCATCGCCACGCATCTTAGTACAAGTAAACTGTACAGAGTCTGGGCCAGCTTCTAGAATAAACGCAGCATCGGCGGAGTCTAGAATGCCCTTCGCAAAGCGGGCCTCACCACTGGCGTCAATCTGATATGGAGAGAACACAGGAATCTGTAACTCACCTGCGATAGTTTTTAGTGCGGTACTAACCACAATCTGATCTTTCCAGTCAAAACGATCTTCAGACGTATTTGTTTTCTTAATCTGGTTAACATAGTCAACGATGATTAAGCCAACATTACCTAACTTTCTAGTTCTCTTAATGATCTCTGCTTTTAGCTTTGGTAGCGTAAGTACTGGATCATAGATAATATCTATCTGAACAGAGTTAAGGTTTTCCTTCTGAATTGCAGCATGAAACTTATCAAAGTCTCTGTGCTTTTTGTAAGTCTCTAGGTGTACATCGCCATTCTCATACCGATCTGCCCACCACTGTGCAACCTTCATCCACTCTAGGTTGTCTAGTGTTCTATATTTGATCTTAGAATGTGGAACACCCGATCCAATAGCACACTGACGCTGTAGAACTTCACGAGTCGGCATTTCGATAGTGAAGAAGAGTACTGACTTGTTTCGATTATAGACAGTATTTGCTAAGTTCGAACAGGTAATTGACTTACCAGAACCGCGCTTACCGCCCATAAGAATATAGTCGGAACTCTTAAATCGAACCTTCTCGTCAAACTCTGCATTAAGTCCAAGAGGGATATACTCGGCAATCTCGTCATCCGACTCAAATAGGTTCATCTTCTGTAGATTATCCTCTACAGCCTTTAGTTCTACCTTGTCCTCGATACGAGATATAATATCATAAAGAGACTCTAGTGTTTCTTCAGCACTCTCAAATGAGATCGAGTTTTCTACATACTTATGTAGTTGAGATAGAGTCTCTTTTTGTGTAAATTCATTCTTTAGATAGTCTAACAGAAGAAAGGGTTCTGCATCTACCTCAACCGCTTCAATAGCGTAGATCTTATCTAAGGTAGGTGCGTCTCTAACTGCCAGCTTAAGTTCTTCAATCGTTGGTAGCTTATGGTATGAGTCAATTTGCTTATCAACAATGTCATATACTACGTGATACTCGCTAGGCAGATAGTGCCGTCTTAAGCTGGACCATGTATCAAAGTCTTCTGTTTCTAGAATCCTTTTAAACAACGCACTAGCAAGATTCATGAAAGTCATCTCCTATAAACAAGTTTAGCCGGAGCAGTAATAAAACTGCCCCGGCTTTCACTTCAAAGAGAAAACTTAAGCAGCAGCCTTCTCTTTCTTAGCTGCACCATCATAGTCAGAAGCCTTAAGGCCACGACGAGTTAGCATGGTCTTAACGCCGCGCTCGGTCTTGCCGATCTTCTCAGCAATCTGAGCAACTGATAGAGCTGCTACATCACCGATGGTCTCTAGTGGATCAGCAGCTGGACCCTTAATATCACGCTGCTTTGGCATTGCGTCAATCTCACCAGCGCGCTGTAGGCTTAGAGCCTTACCACGTACTGACTGTACTGACTTGCCAACTGCTTCAGCGATTTCTTCTACAAACTTACCAGCATTGATAAGCTTTAGAACGAGAGCTTCCTCGTCAGGGGTGTAGGTCTTTGCGTGCTCGACCTTTGGAGCTTCCTTAACATGGCTGGTAAGTTCCATTGAAAGGATCTTACCCTGAATTGCCTTGGCAGTATAGTCGCCTGGGAAATTCTCAGCGATTTCAGCGTAGGTGTATTCACCGCTGTTGTTAAGTACGAACTGGCGTAGTTCGGCAGTTACTTCGTCAGAGAAGGCACGTGGAGCAGCAGAAGCTAGCTCAACATCGTATCCTAGCTTACGAAGCTTTGATGAAATCGAACGAGTGCTTGTTTCTAGCTCGTCTGCTAGTTCAGCAACAGTTGCACGGCTTACTGGTGATTCGTCACCGATGCCATCAACTAGCTTGGTAGTGCGCTCTTCGGTCCACTTTGGGGTATTACTCATAGTTTAATTATTCTCCATAATAAATAGGTTTAGGTCTGTAATAACAATAACGCCAGAATCTCTGGCTTTCTGCGTTTTCGTGGTTTCTTTACCACTCTCATTTACTAGAATAGTTACGTCCTTTGTAATCGAGGACTTAACTACATAACCTAGTCGTTCTAGTTCGACTTGAGCTTCCGCTTTAGTTTTGAAGCTGTTTAGCTTTCCTGTAATACAGACAACACCCTTATTTGCTTGACTAATAGTTCTGGTACTTCCGAAACTAAGGTCATGTGGTAAGAACAAGTACCAGTCATTATCTTCTAGCCAATTAATAAGGTTTTCTGTGGCTTTAGGCCCTAGACCAGCTTCACTGCAAGTCTGTTCTGTTATCGACTCGATATCAGTACAAACTTTTGATAGCTTATCTGTAGCCGTTTTGCCAATTAGCGGAATACCCAGAGCAGGTAGCAAATCATTAAGCTGTTTAGACTTAGATTGCTCAATCTCATCAAACAGTTTTGCTGCTAACTTTTCCGAGTTCAACCCTTCAGAAATATCCTCAAGGGTCAGGTTGTAAATATCTAGCGGACTAGATAGTTCTAGCTTCTCTACAGCCGCAGGACCTAGACCCTTAATTTTAAGCGTTGATGCAAAATGCTCGACACGCTTACGACTCATTGAGCCACAGTCTGGATTACGACAATAAAGAAGATCGTTAACAAGAACGAGAGAGCTGTTACATGAAGGACAATTTGTTGGAATGTTTATTTGCATCTTATCTCTCTGCTCTTGATAAAGCCATTATATCTAAACTTAGATTTAAAGTCAAGAACTAAATTTTTAAAGCTTATCTGGGATGCTCTTAATAATATCATTATTTAGCTCAAATAACTCTGTCCAACCGCCAAACTTTGATTCAGGAATAAATTTATGATTAGCCCATTTTCTATGCAATTCTTGCTCTAAGTTGAATACTTGTTGAAGTGTGCCCATTACTACTTTTTGTACGCGAACGTCATATCCTTTAAAACCTAAGGCACGTTTAAGCACGTTCTTGTTAGAAGTACCTTTAGTTATACCTATCTTTATACACTCTCTTTGTCCTGTAGATTTATTGACTAAAATCACACAATATAATACTCCAGGTTCCTTAGCTTTATCTGGGTATCTTGCAAAGAATGTATCATTGTACTTTCCAACGTTATTACATTTAGGACATCCTTGTCCCTTCAGTATATCATGAGGTCTAGCTTTCCACTCATGAGAGTACTCACATCTATGTAGTATAGGAGTATGTGTGCCAATATACTCTTCTAAAGGAGTATAGTTAAAATTTTCCTTAATAAGAAGAGCTATATACTCTTCCGTACTTTTCTTGTTATTTCCATAACAGTACGGGCACCCTATACCACTAAGTATATGTGAAGGCTTTATACTCCATGTGTGACCATTTAAACACTCATGCAGTATTGGTGTATGTCCTCCAATATACTTTTCAACAGGCCAATAATCTATTTCTTTATTAAATAATTCCTGCTCATACTCAGAATGAGTCTTTTTAGTTGCCATAATCCAGCAAATCTTGCAGCTTGCTAAGAGGCTGGCCTCCTACTAGTCGCTCTAGCTCTACTCCATCCTCGTCTACTAGGATAACAGTTGGTACTGACTGTACATTATAGTCGCGACGAATCTCTGATAGTTCATCAATGTCAATATATACTAGACGCTCTTGATCTAGCTCTAGTAGAGTTGGCTTAAATACCTTACAAGGGCCACACCAACTAGCTGTAAATACTAATAGTTTATTCATAAATTCTCCTTACAACTCGTGGGATAATCTCGCCTGAACGAACAACCTCCACAAGGCATCCAATTTCTAGGTCTAGTTCTTGGATATATTTGATGTTGTGTAGTGTAGCACGAGCTACAGTGGCTTCTCCGATAACAACAGGTTTTAGAATTGCTACTGGACTTACTACTCCTGAGCGGCCAACCTGCCATTGTACATCGAGCAGTTGAGTAATAACTCCACCCTTGCGTTCCTTGAGAGCGAATGCACCACGAGGGTGCTTAGAAGTGTGCCCTAGTGCAAAGAACTGTAGATAGTCGTCGAGACGAAATACAGTACCGTCCTGTGGGAATTGATCATAGTAATCCTTTTGCATAGTATCAACAGTAACAAAGCCCGTATTATGCAAATCAAGCATATCATCGGACCAATTACTTCTGCTGTTTGGGTTGATACCATATGCGATAAATTTTAGATCACGGGTCTTAAACTCTTTAACAGATTTAAGGCTCAAAGCACCAGCAGCATAATTACGAGCATTATCAATAGTCTTTGGAGCAACCACCTCGCCAGTAATTTGAATAAGATCAATCTCAGTATATTTAATCTTTTGAGGCACTAGAGTCCTCATATTTTCAGTAATATCAAGACCTTCCTTACCGTCGCCTCGTGTGAGAGATAGTACATGCCTACCATATACGTAATAGTTCGCAACAGCAGCACCATCTAGCTTTGGGGTCTGAACAATTGGTCCCTTACCAAGATCAATCATAGGCTCGTCGTCGTAGCACTTCTGTAGGCTCCACATAGGAAAGGCGTGTGCGACCCTGTCACCACTGACCGGAGCGCCCACGCCTTCATAGCCATGATACTCCGCTAGCTTATCGAATTCCTCGTCGCTGATGATTGGATCACCTGCGTAATACTTGGCACTCGCATAATCTAGAAAAGTGTTCATTGATAAATATCCTGTAAAAGTTCACTGAAATTAGAGATTATCACATCTTTAGACTCAGCTAAAGACAAGATTTCAACTAACCCTATAAATAACTCTTTAGAGTTATTAAGGTCTAAAGGCATGGCTACACCGTCTTTTGTCGGCATCCATTCTTCGGAGAAATCCAAGTAATACTTACGCAGATGCATATACTCTACGCCTCTGAATCTATTGATTGTAAGTCTTACTTGGAAATCCTCAGTGCTATGGATTATGCGAGAGTAAATTTCCTCATCATTTTCCATTAGCCCTTTCCTTGAGCGAGGAGGCTAGTGGTACAACACTAGTTACACTACTGGGCCGGATTAGTCTGAAGGCATCTGCATCCCAACAGAAAAGTAGAACAGAATCATCTGTTTCCTTCGCTCGATTTGATTTGGTTTGAATGTAATCATTAGAGAAATCTAGTGTGCATACATTATATTTCAACTTCTTCGACTCTAGGCTTCGGTAAGTTATTGTAGCATCACCATAATCTCTGACGGCATTAATTAGTTCGTCTTTTGTCATAGTTCTCTTTTCGACAGGTTGGCATACTTGAGGAAAAGAGTACCCGCACTAAGGCGGGCATTTCGCATTAGGCGAATAGGCCGGCAAAATAAACTGCGGCCTTACCAGTTAGCTTAGAGATAATGTCAGAATCTACATCCTTACCTGCAGCTTCAATTGCTGCAATAAGCTGTGCCTGGGCATCTTCCTTGCTAACTCGTGTTGAGGTGGTCTTGGTAGTCTTTGACTTAGAAGCAGAACCAGCCGCGGCAGGCTCCTTCTTGACATAGACACCAGCCTTGCTAAGAATCATACGAACGCCATTAGGGCTTTCGCCTAGTTCCTCGGCAATCTCGGAAACAATATCCATAGAGTTTTCTGGGGTAGGCTCTGCTTCCTCATACTTGCTGATAGCTAGCGCCTTCTTATCGTCATCCCATGCCATTGTAAAATAAACTCCTTGTTAAATAGTAAAATCAACTTGCGTCGATGCGATCATTATATAAAAAGAAAAGGCATAAGTCAAGAGTTATTTTGACCTATGCCTCTTCATGATTTATGGCGAAGGTGCTCAGAATCGAACTGAGTTCTCAAGGTTTTGGAGACCTGCGGATTACCATCTTCCCCCACCGACGCATTTAATTGTACAAGTCGCGAGCATCCGCTTCATTGTCGAATACCTTGCATCCACAATAAGTCATATTGTATGGATTGTAATGCTCACTAAAATACTTATTTTTTGATGCTAGGTCTTCACACGCTTCCGCGAAGGAAGCACCCTTACCGTAACCTAGATGGCATGCGGTTAGATCACGCTTTGGATCACCCTCACACCAGATTTCCATCAGCTTCACAACTTTTCTCCTTTATAGAGCCATTATGATAGCGGAAATTAGGAATAATGTCAACATAGAAATTATGGCAACCCCAACTCTATGTGCGAATACTGCTTGACTTGTTCTCATTTTATATCTACTTTCTGCTTATTTTGCTTAGGAGATACGCTCTCTATCGTAATTGTCAATAGCCCATTAGCAAACTTTGCCTCTTTAACTTCTGTATTGTCTGCTAGTGTAAATTGTCGTGTAAAAGCCTTGGTAGAGATACCCTTCCAGACGTACTCAGAAGTATCTTCAATGGCTTGCGCAGAAATTACTAGCGTACCATCTACTAGTTCAATATCAATATCCTTTCTATCGAAACCTGCAATTGCAAGTTCTAAGACGTACTTGTTTTCATCAACCTTCTTGATATTGAATGGTGGATAGTTTTGAATTTGTTTTGTCGTTTCAGCAAGTGCTGCTAGCTTTGCAGCAACTTTATCGTATCCTACGAAGAAACGAGTTAGGTCATTATTAATCATATCTCCTCCTTAAGCGAGATAAATAAGCTCAGCGTGAGCTTTCTTGGACTTCAACTTGAATCTGAAGTTCCGCAGTATTATTTGCATCGTTCCAGTGCCTAACGACACCCGCCACGATGAAGGCGTTAGTAAGCATATATGCGGCTAGTACGAGTGTTCGTATAACAGCTACTATATCTGACTCTCTATCATGTGAAGTAGCTTTTGTACCAAGTGCTTTGCACCATAGACGCCACATATACTATTTCTCCTGTATGGATGCCCCTCAGAGATTCGAACTCCGATATCATGGACCAAAACCAAGCGTCCTACCATTAGACGAAGGGGCA